TTTATTGATATTAAACGTGATTTTGGATTATATCAAGTTAAGATAACTGAATTTAATGCACGTAGAAATATTATTAATCATTTCTGGACAGGCGAATATGCTTTAGAAGGAAGATTGGCCACATTTTTGAAATCAACAATTAAAGATGAAACTGTAACAACATCACAATCCTTTGAAATTAAGATCTCTGGAGAACAAGTAGAGTATGATGATGATGAGCTAACATTGAGAATGGGCAATTATAAATCAACATTCGATACAATTAGACAAGTTATTGGTGTAGGTCAATATGCATCAGGAGCATCAACATGTGGTAACCCAATTATATTGGAAGACATAGCAAAACCACATATTTTAGGTTATCATGTAGCAAGTACAGCATCAGGTAAAGGATTCTTTGTTCTCATTAACAGAGAAGCATTAACTAACAACTTAATGTCGCTAGAAGAACAATTACTAGAAAAGAACATAGAAGTAGTCGAACCAGCAGTTAAAGATAGCTTAGAAGGTAAAATTCAAATCAATGGTTCAAATGAATTGATAGGTCGAACAGCTTATACTGTCATCACACCGACAAAGACAACTTTAACAAAATCCACTATACATGGATTATTGCAAGAAGCAACAACTGAACCATCAGTTTTATCTGACCATGATCGAAGAATAAGTGAGGAGTATAAAGGCATTTGTTTGATTCAAAATGGAGTTGATAAATATAAAGGATTAGCTGATTATGAAGTTTATAATCAAGATATAGTTAATGAAAGTGGTTTAGCAATGGCTCGTCAATTTTACAACAAGGGAGGAGTTATATTTCCAGAGCTTGTTTTAGATTGGGATACAACTATAAATGGTTGTCATTTTTATCCTTATATGGATAGAATTGACATGTCAACATCAGCAGGATATCCATGGTCAATTGATTATGTGAAGAAGAAGGATTTGTTTGAATATGATAACATCAAGTATTTTATGAAAGATAATATAAAAGGACAAGTCGAAAAAGTTTGGTCAGATTGGGGTAAGTGTATAACATCTGGTTTTCCGTACTTGGATTGTTTGAAAGATGAAAGAAGAGCATTAAACAAAATTTATGGAAAACCTAAAACACGTATGTTTTCTATAGCACCTTTGGCAATAACTATGTGTACTAGAAGATTAATGTTACATCATGTTGCTTTTATGATGCAACATCACAATGGAACATTCTTTGCACCAGGATTAGATCG